TGCTGCTGCTGCAGCGGTTGCACTCTACCTTGCAGGTGAGACAGACCTTAAGACTCTAGGCATGGCTGCTATTGCTGGTGCTGCTGGTCCAGTCCTAAAGTGGCTAGACCCATCTGCTGCAGAGTTTGGACGCGGCTCTAAGTAACCTTATTTAAGGGGCCTAGCAGCCCCATAGACACAAGAAACCCCCAGAACTGGTATCTCTACCAGCGCTGGGGGTCTTTTGTCATTTACGCATGTAGTTAAGTATATCTTCAACCTTAATAAGGTAGCCCTTACTAGGGTTCGGAGGTATGTTGCAGGTAATGGCTCTTCCCCTTGCCGTTACTACTTGCTTTAGTACCTCCGTTGGTACTAACAGGGTTGCCCCCTCCAGAACAAAGGCCCAATACTGAGCCTTCGTGCTGGACAATCCTGATAAATACCAATTCTCGTTGTTGTGTGACCAGCATACTGTCTCGATATATAAGTTGCCAGTCTCTTTCCATTTTAAATCTGTCTTTACTTCTACTGTAGTACCACCTGTTAACAGTTGTTCTACTAATCCTTCACCTTCTTGACCTACCTTTAGGTCTAAGTCAAAGTCAGATAACTTTGCTGTACTCATGTATCTCCCATGCTAGACCGACTGGTGTAGGAATAATATTTAGTTTCTTTCTTAACTGACTTCTGTGTCTAGGTGTAGTGCCTGCCCAGTATCCTTGCACTGAATTATGTAGCGCATAATCAAAACACTGCTGCTTTACTGGACATCCAGAGCAAATCTTTTTAAGTAGATTTGCTTCTCTATAACCTGGCTCGCTATCTTCGCAGAACCACATCTCTGTATTAGTTCCTAAGCAGGCTGGTGTATCTGTCCATTCTGGGTAACTCACTTATCCTCCTGTTGAGTAGAAACCTGTGCCGTTGAACTTGATGGCTGGTGCTGACCATATACGCTGCATAGTTTCACCGCAAGTACCACATGCTGGCGGAATATTCTCGTTAGTTTCCTGCACTTCTGTGCAAGCATTGCATTTAAAATCATATAGTGGCATTAGATAATCCCCTCGTTTTGTGGGTAAGGGAGTGTGACCATTGAGCCACAGTTAACGCACTCTCCATCAAGGAAATAAAAGCATAGTTCACCTTGGTCAAATGCAACAAGCGCATGAAATACATCCCCTCCACATACGCAAACATCTCCAATAGGTTCTCCTCGCAAGTCCATAGCGTGCGAGTAATCCGTTGGGTGTAGTAACTCTCGGATTTCTTTGACATTATCATTCTCCTGATTCGTCATCTTCTACCTCTATAGAACTATCTTCTTCTAGGTATGGCCTATGCCCACCAAGATTTCTAATTAAACTACTGATAGCCCGCTGTACTTTCATGCGGGCACCATCAGGTGTTGTCTTTAGTTCTTCACCCAACTTACTCCACTCGCAAGATTCTGTACTAAAACGAGTCTTAAGAATAAATTGTTTTGCCTCTGACAATCTGTAGTAGGCTGATGCTATATCTGACCTGAGCACTAGCCAGTTGTTGGTGTCTGTGCTTTCACCCTTACTGAACTTAAAGTTTAGGTCTTTAATCTTAGATGGGATTTCATAGGACTCTGCAATGATTGATGGCAGGAATGCCTCAATAACTGAAGCGTCATAGTAGTAAAGGTCAAGCAACTCATAGCCAACCGTCCGTGCCTTTTCGCGTTCACAATAAGTAATTGCTTTATTACGAAGAGACTTGGCTATGAGTTTGTCTTTGTCTTTTTGTGGCAGGGCTGACCATTCTTTGTATTTAACTGGATGGGTAACAAACCATATCCACAATACTTGTTGGATATCTTGCTGGTCTGTCATAGGGTATTTGCGTTGGTATTCGGCAGCAATTGCCACAACCATCTGCTCATACTCATCTAGGTAGTCCACGTTAGCCCTCTGTTACGCCTTCCCATTGTCGCCTTTGCACCAATAGTCCGATTATTGCATAGTTTGCTAGGTCCATAAAGGTATCTTCAATACTTTCATAGTTGGGCGTGTCTTGTTTTTTGTAGTAAAGATTTTCTAATCGTGCCATCTTGTCGTGCATTCGCACAAGCAGCCCGTTCATTGCACCGCCTGGAGCATTGGCTATGTTAAATGGGCCGTAGTCTTGATGCTTGCGTATCATAATAATACGTAACTCATTAAGAATATCTTCAAAGTTATTCAGGTCTTTCATTGAGTATCTCCTTAGCCTGTTGCTCAAAATCTATCATTGCTTCTTGGACCAATACTTCTTCTACTATCTTTTCTCCATGCCCCTCATGGGCTGAGACAAGCACTGCTGCCAGCATGGTTAGCATCTGGTTGGCTTTATCTTTATCTATTTTATTCATAACCCAAACATCACGCAGGGCATTGAGAATATCTAGCCCCTGCTTCTCAGAGATTGGTATTCCCATGTATCTAGGATTGTCTTTGATAAAGTCCCAGATATCCTCTCCGTTATTCAGAAAGACATTTTCGGATTCGTTCATTAATAAACTCCGCTCCTTCTAGCATTACTATGCTATTGACATCATGCCCTTCTGGCATCTGAACTATATTAACATTACCTAACTCTCGGCTAACCTTCTTGCCGAAATCCATACCTGCTGAATCACCATCTGCTAAAACAATTACGGTATCAAAGTCATCTAATATCTTGGAGTAAAATGGTTTCCAGTTGTTAGCACCTGGAATACCTACGGCTGGATGCGTAGTCTTTACGCTGACTGTGATGCAGTCAATTTCACCTTCTGTTACACAGATATAATCTGATGCAGTAAGCACTGTCTGTGCATTGAACATACTGGTTTTAGCACCTGGCATACCCATATACTTTGGGTCAATATCTCCCAGTGTTCTAAACCGAATGTCTACTACACCTGATGGTGTTATGTAAGGTATGGCTAGTCTGCCAAGATACTGTTCATGACCTGGAAGAGCGTCCTTTACCACTCCAAGATGAAAGCGTTGCGCCTCTTCTACCGAGAGATTGCGTGTTGACAGATACTCTGTTGCTAGATGAATCTGACTGGCGTACTGGTGCGTTGCCTGCAAGAGAAATTGTCTGTGCGAATTTGATAGCCTCACGATATGTACCTCCCTCCTTGTAAATAATTAAATCGTATACATCTCCACCCACACCACAAGCATGACACTTGAATCTGTTTTCTTCAAAGTTAATACCTGCTGATGCATGACTGTCATTATGGAATGGGCATTTGATTTTGCGCCAGCCGTGTCCCTCAGCAGGAACGGCTGCGCCTATGTGCCTGAGATAATCCGCAATACTATGCTTGTCTACCACGCATCGCGTCCTTTATTAAATCCAGCCATACTTTGGCTGGCATTGTGCAATACCATTCGTCAACATTTTTAGTTCCTTTTTTCTTGTGGAGAACAACACCTGTCCATCCTCCATCGTTTTTCATTTCAACTTCTAGTTCTTTTAGCCAAGCACTTAGGTCTAATTTAATATGGTTCTTAACTTCAATAGTTACTCCGTTAACACCCGCAATGTCACCTCTGTCGAGGTGGCTGCCTGCAAGTCTGCGTTCTGCATATGGAAAACCATTTTCTTTTAGCCAGTTAACTGCTGGGATTTCTCCGCCTTGTGTACCTTTACGCTTGGCTGCACTACTCACATTATTCCCTCTTGTTGGTATCTGACTGCTACATCTTCTAAGTACATAGAGTCTGGGTTGAATGACAGACTAACATAGTTGCTGCCTGTTTGGTCTGCTCTTCCGTATCTGTTTTTAACTGGGGCTACACATAAATATGTGTCATCTCCCTGTTTCATCTGACCAATAGTAAGAACCATTGCTGGAATCTGATTGACCATACCCTGCACTGCGCTGCGTGGCTGGCAAGGATAGCCATCAAATCCTTCTTTTGTATGGTGTAGTACTAACACTGCTGCGTTAGTATCTCTGGCTAGGTATTTGAGTTCTTTCATAACGGCACGCATAGCACCAAACTCATCGTACCCATCCATTGCTACATCCATAAGATTGTCCACAACAATAAGGGTTGGACTCTTACCCCATACTGTTTCAAAGGCAGAGACTTCATCGTCTAAGTCTTTAAGTGTAGGGCTGGATTCAAATGACCAAAATAGATGGTTGTTTAGTTGAAGTAATTCATGCGACCTGTTTGGGTCGCGCTTCAATAATGTTTCTGCTGCGGCTTGTGTCATCTTGCCAGTCATGGCAATCAAACGCATAGCCATCGTATGTGCATTGGTATCTGCTGAAAAGTAAAGTGTAGGATGTTTTGTTTTTGCAGCAATAGCCAATGCAACTGACGACTTGCCTGCACCTGGAGTGCCAGCAATAACAGTTACCTCTGCTCTACGTAAGATAATTCCTGCTCTCTCAAACGCAGCAAAGGCAGGCGGAAGTGGTTCTCCGCCTACCTCTGCTTTGTTTATAGAGCGTCTAAGTGTTTTCACTTAATCTGTTCTGGAACAAATGTGTTCCACTCTGGTGATGTGTTAGGAACATATTGGTTCTTACACTTATCAAATGCACCCTTTGGTGCTGGGCAGAAGTAACCCTTGTATGGCTTACCGTCTTTACCCATTCCTTGGATTGCTGTCATCTTACCGTGTGGACAAGCGCGTCCACCAATGGTTGGTGTTGGTGCTGGTTGTGCATATTCTTGGGCAGGAATTGTTGTTCCTGTTTCAATGATGTTTCCACCAAGTGCTGCTGCTACTGACTGTGCTGACATTGCTGGTGCTGATGCACCACGCACTGCTGCTTCTAGTTCCTGTGCTGCTGATGCAATTGCTGCAATTGAATGTGCAACAATGTTGTCTAGTTCTTCTCCGCTTTCTGCACGGACTGTTACTAGACTACCTGCTGTTGTCTTTACTGTGATACTGATTGGTGCTTCTGTACTAGGCACTATCTTCTCCTTGCTCAAATGGAGTAGCCAGACCCTTTTGGTCTCGCCACTTTCTTACTTTCATAGCAAACTGTACGCCTTTCCATCCTTCTTTGATGTCAATCCATACTAGTTTGCATGTTCCTGTCCCCGCTGGGGCATGAACAATAATTGCTTTCTCTTTGTTGATGTCGCCCCATGTGCCACGGGTCGCCGTATCTATCATGTACGGCGAGCCGTTGGCGTAGATTGCTAACTGCATAGCAATGTTATTTGGATGGTCAATGCGACCTGTCTTTAGGTCAGCAATGAATCGCTCACCTTTATATTCAACAACTCTATCTGGTGTGCCTGCAATTTTAAACTTGTCTAGCACTGTGAATTGTTCAATGTAAATCTTAGTAAGAATACTTGTAGCCTGTTCGTATGCTTTGATGTCAGGCATCCACTGCTCTGGGAATACACCTAACTCTAAACCTAAATCTAGTTTCTCTGTTAGTGCGTGGATTGCTGTACCAATAGTGGCTGCTTTGCTAGCGCCTGCTACTTCCATTGCTTCTTC